GAAAATACTTTTGTACCACCAGAAAACCCGTTCATAAGAATGCTCTCGAGTTTCATCTTATCCAGCTGAAGTTGTAAATTGCCAGCGGCGTCTGTGCTTAGCTGATTTCGCATAGATTCAAACCAATCGAGGAATGTCTGCTGTTCACCTTTTGTCCATTCAGTCAACACTGCAGCGGCAGCCTCCATGTTACGCTTCAATTGCTGATAATCCGAATCGAAATCGGCAGTTTCGTCTTTAACAAACTGATCCAGTTCATCTTCCCACTGACCAAGCAGCTCGCTCAATGATATAGTCTGCATCAATCCCGTGATAAATGGGGTTTCCTCCGAACCAACAGTGTTCGTAATATCGGTCTGCTTTATTTCCGTTGAGCCAGCTTTACGATAGATATAGCACAATGGATACTGATAAAGATTACCGTTCTTCGATAAGGTTGGGGTTACTGGTGTACTGGATGGTGTTCCTTTAATTGGCTTAATAAAATTATCTCGGACTTCGATTGATGAGTTCACT